GGAATATTCCTGCACACTCAGTTTCGTATATATCGATTTGTTGTCCACATTTATCTAACACGATATCTTTATATCATGTCTGAACTTTTGAAACGTTTTTGCGACAACCTTGGAGTTGACCATGAGGAGATGCGAAAGACTGTCATTGATAGAGTTATCAATGATAGTCCAGCTATGTTGAGCAAGATAACATCGGCTATAGCTGATCAATGTGTATCAGAATTGGATACATTGACATCTAGGCCATTCACTCTTGTTCCTTACAGACTCACTTCAGAACAAAAGGAGTTTTTGTCGGATATATATCCTGACAGAAATTTCAGGTTCTCTGGTCAAACCAACCATCAACACCCTTTAGCGGCTATATCAAGGAGATTGGAAACTGAGCTTATGCTCTCTCTAGCGAAAGGTGTAATGGATTGCCATCGCGGCCAATATTTTCACATAGATGTTGGTGGTTCACCGACTGTCTATTCAGAAGATATACTTAAAAAACACAGGGTTCATTCATGCTCTCCTGTTCTCGGTGCGTACGATTCTCTACGTGCGACCAAAAGGAATCTCAAAAAATTAAATTCTAACTATTCTTTCTGTACCCGTGTTGCCGAGTCGTGTCCTTTAACATCTAGGGTTCTGTTGTTCATACAGAGCATCTATGACATTACTGTAGAACAGTTTGGTGACATAATGAATGAGAAATGCGCTCTTGTTGCTTACGGTACATATTTTTTCGATCCTTCTATTCTTACTACAACTATGAATGATACACACTCCTTGCCCAGTAAATTCGGTATTTTATACCGCAAATACAGGGAGGGGGGTGTAATCTACATAGACTTTTTCTTTAAAGACGATGTCTCCCTTGTCTATAAACATAGGTACTGTAACTACGTAAAAATGGTTACTTCAAATGGAATCACACGAGATTCCCGTACTTATGCTATAGAACACCATCTCATTGGGGGATGTTTGTACTATTTTCAAGCGACCAAGCTAACATCTGCTTATGACGGTAGGTCACTCTTGAAACATTATCATTTCTTCCCAGATGATACTGTTCTTATTTCAGTTTGGACTTATGACCCCGCCTACGCAGTACCATCTTCTGTTAAGCTTGTCAGAAACTTTGTATCTCTGCCTAAACCATTGTTTGAAGAGATATATAAGTACGGATTGACAAAGAATGAGGGGCAGTTTACTATTCAAAACTTGACTTCGGCTGCAGTCAGTTTTTCATCTCGAATTATAGTAAACGGTACTTCTGTTACAGCAGGACACAGTATTGAGGCTGTGGCTATTCCTAATGTTGTCACTGCTATTTATCTCATGATTTACGAGCAGCGTTACAACATGGGTCAGTCACTTAAGGCTGTTCAGGTAGATATAGAAAACGAGAGGAGACAGGTTGATAGGTCTTTATTTGGTCTTTTGAAGGACAGACTTTTCTCCGTCCAACCTTTCGAAAAGATATCTGCCTTGCGAGCGTTTTTGCTTAGCAGTCGTCGTTTCACTACTAAGTTACCATCTGTTTCGGAGATGTTCGAGTATTCTGACTACCTACGGGTCTTGACATCGGAAGACGTGTTTCCTGTTGATGAGATTGTTGTTGATGAGAGAGATGGACTTGTTGAGAATCTTAGGGGTGTGGTTGCTGATTATTTCAATCAGTCTAGAATGGATAAAAATGTACCTGTCGCTACCCAGTGTGATTTGGAGCTTACTGAAGTTCCTGTGCCTGGTGACGGTGACTGTATGTACCATTCTGTCATTCATCTTATGGGACTTTCCACCACCGTGGATGAGCTCAAAAGGGAGATTCTTGACACTTCCCCCCCGGAGTCTTTGAGGTATCAGCTAACTACACCACATGCTCACGGTTGTACTGACATACTGGGGTATTTCGCTACTCTCAGAGGAGTGGCTTTTTGTGTCCACTCCGAGCACGGTAGTTTTGTGGTTGGTTCTGAGTCATCTAGAAGGTACCATTTAAGACACTCCGGTCAGCACTTTACACCTTTGGTTACTCATGCTTTACCTCCTTTGGTGGAGATTGTGGATCAATTGGTGGATCGTTCTGACGCGATAAATCTCAAGTATACTGAGGATATTATTGATAGAGCTTCTCCTATTTCTTTTGGTAGAGAGTTCTATGGTTATTCCGTCGGTTATCTTTTTGAACTATCCAGGACTGTCACATTGGATATGTCCAGGGTTCTAGATGTAGGACTTGTTAAGAGTCCTATACTGAAATATCTTGATGCTCTTGGACATAAGGATTTGAGTTATATGGGTAATTACGTTGATCCTCCAGCCTGTGCTGAAAGACTGTGGGTCGATTGGGATGATGCGTCACTCACACTCCTTCGTGGTGTGAGGGATTTTTCTCTAATAACCAACATGAATCTGGATGTGGACAATTTAACCCAGTTTCTGAAGCTGGTTCTTTGTAAATTGGCTATGGATGGATCTTTGGTTGTGAGCGCTCACTATGAACAGATTGAAAGGATGTTGTCTTGGTGTAGGAGGTTTTTTAATACCGTTAGGGTTTATAGACCACACTGTGCCAGGGCTAACAGTCCTAGTTTCGTGCTTTACTGCACCGGACGTGTTGATGTGCGTGATGTTCCGGCCGAAGACCTGTTGAATCCTTCACTTGAACCAGTTAGACATCTGGGAATGAGGCATGAGTTGGCTGTCAATTCGGTGCATCTGAGGAGGTGTTTTCTTGACCCCAACTACAATCGACAACTGCCCAGGTCTCACCTGGTATGTTATCCCCATGTGCGATTGTACGGAGGGGGTGCTATGATGTCCGCGCTTAGTGCTGAGGTACAGTTCCCCACTGATGACGTGGAGGACGCTTTGTTGTCGATGATGCGTAAGGTACCCGTTGAGATTGTTGTATTCGAACCATTGCGTTCTTCGACTCCGACTGTTGATCATTCTACACCTGCTGTGGAGAAACCGGTTGTGCCGGTTCCTGCTTTACCGGTTGTTCCTATTTCTGAACAGTCTTTTGATTGTGGAATTGTTGCTGGAACTCTTGATCTGGTTGACGTGGTCGAGGAGCCTGTGTCCCAGGTTTACTTGCGTTTGGAGGGTGAGGCTAGGTTCAATCCACAATTCGTCGTTCCCCGTAGGCGTGGTGATGAGTGTAGGAATGCTGTTAGAGAGTACGTTGAGTATTGTAGAGTCGTTGTCCATTTGGTAACGGCTAACTGTAAACACATATACGAATCTCTTAAGACACATTCCGAAAAACCTCTGGTTATGGCCAGTGTGCTTGGAAACTTTCCGGAGACTTATGGACGTTGTGGGAGAAAGTGGATAGTAAGGCCTGAGTCTGAAGAATACCGCTATGCTTATGACGGTGTTGGACTTAGACATTTTTCTAAACATGACGATGAGTTGTTGGTTGTGAATGACAGAACCCGTCTTCTTCTGGAAACTGATCTGTACGGTGCACTGAACCCATTGTTATCCGGCTTGGAGTCGATGGAACTTCCCGAGTTCGTCTTTGTGCAGGGTATACCGGGTTGTGGTAAAAGTACGGCCATTGTGCAGCGACATGTACCTGGTGACCTTGTTCTTACCAGTACTAAGGACAGTGCCACAGACCTTTATCTGCGCACTGTACGTTTCAAGTCTCAGGCTGTACAGGAAAACTACCGAACTGTGTCTTCCTATCTCATGCATCCAACACGACGTACTCGTCATAAGACCCTTTGGGTTGATGAGGCTCTGATGTCTCATCCCGGGGTAATTATTGCCGCTGCGTTGTTTTCGGGTTGTGAACGTGTTTACCTGTACGGTGACAAATTGCAGATACCTTACATTAACCGCGACTCTGCTCTTAATCTGAAGTACTGTGATCTTTCTAAATTGGTCGTTTGTTCGGAATACATGACAAAATCCTACCGATGTCCTCGGGATGTAATTAGGGTTTTTTCACCGAAGTATGAGGCTATTGGTGCTAAGGGTATTTCTACTGAAAATAGGAAGACTGGTACGATGCAAGTAATTCATTACTCATCAGAAAGTCAATTGCCTGTTAAGAGATCTGCCCCACCTGATACCATCGTGCTTACGTTCAAACAGGCTGAGAAGGCTAGATTGCTAATACTCGGTTTTCAGGGTGTTAAGACGGTACACGAATTCCAGGGTCTGCAGGCGAAACACATTATTCTTGTTAGGATGAGTGATAAGCCCAAGGACACTATCTACAACAGTGAACCACACGTCTTGGTTGCTCTCACCAGGCACACATCCACCCTTAGGTACTATACCAAGTTGAAGTCCAGTGATGAGATAACTTCTGTTATCCTTAGAAGTGGTCGTCTTGTTGGTGGTGGTATTGTGGGACCAGGTTGTGTCAAGGTCATTGAGGGTAGACCTTCTTCTGAGGTTGTACTTCTCAGACCATCAATTGGTGAGCGAGCCAAGGGTCGTCTGTGCGTAAAAACTCGTACTAGAGCTCCTGTCGATTATTCTATGATTAAAAGACAGTTGAAACGTTCTAGAGAGTACGTGCTTGATTATGGAGATCTATTGGTCTGTGGAATTCAACCCTATGCTTTTAGGGACTGTTTGCGTTCTATGGGCTTTGGTGTTTTCATAAGATCTTATGGTTCACCTTCCGACGGATCTGATCTTGAACTGGCTCGTCGATTGCTTGACGCTAACGGTATAGTGGAGGGGGTTTACAGGTCTGTTGACGAGGTTCAGGAATTTTCTGTACTTACCGTTGACTCTCCCTTGGAACCCACCACTGTATTGGACGTTCAGCTGTTGCAGTTTCATTTTGACACTATTCTTCCTGGACACTCTCTTGTAGATCAGTCTTTTGACGAGTATGTTGTACATACTTCTGATCTGGATTTGAATTTGGAGAATGTGCGTTTTACTCGTCAGAGAGATATCTATAAGTCACCTAATTATGATACCCTGAGACCTGTTTTGCGTACATCCATGCCTTATCCTAGACAGTGTACCTTTAGGGAAACCATGTTGGCCGTGTTAAAGAGAAATCTGAATGTAGCACAGCTGTGTTTGTCGTCTAACGACGACATTCTGGCTAAAGCTGTTATGTCCAGGTTCTCGGAGGTTTTCGAGGTACCTGAGTTTGATCTGCTTGAGATAAACTCGTCTATGATACAGGATTGGTTGGCCGGTCAGCCACCAGGGTGTTTGTCCCGTTTGGAGACTGAGGAGCTTGCTTATTGGACTAGGCGTATGGACCAGTACGACTTGATAATAAAGCGTAGTCCTAAGCCCAAACTGGATGCATCGGCGTTGGGTGAGTACCTGTCTCTGCAGACTGTTTGTTACCAAGGTCCAATAACAAATGCTATATTCTGCCCTATTTTTAGGGAAATGAAGAAGCGTTTGGTGTCTATATTGCCAGCCAAGTATTTACTTTATTGTGATATGAGTCCCGAGGATTTCCAAGAAAAATTGGATACTCTTGGTGCTCTGGTTGGTAACTATATAGAGGTGGACATGAGTAAATATGACAAGTCTCAGGGTAGGATTCTCTTTGAATTCGAATTGCTTCTGTATGCAAGGTTGGGTATGCCTAAGTTCTTTTTGGACATGTGGTCGGGAATGCACAGACAGACTGTTTTGAATGACAGGGCTAACAAGTTTAAGGCGAAGGTAACTTATCAAAGAAAAAGCGGTGATGCTGCCACTTTCTTTGGTAACACGGTTGTCTTGATGGCTATGTTGGCGTCGGTGTTCGACATGTCTGACTGTGTGTTCGGTGTCTTTAGTGGGGATGATAGTTGGATGGTTTTCAAGAACCCACCTCCCGATACTAACGAGTTTCTTACTAACATATATAATATGGAATCTAAGATTTATTCTTATAACTATCCATATTTTTGTAGTAAATTCTTGTTGTATACGAGTTTTGGTTGGCGTTTTGTTCCCGATCCCGTAAAGATACTTGTGAAGTTGGGTAGACATGACATTAGGAATTGGGAGCATTTGGCTGAATACAAGACTTCTATGTTAGATCTACTTTCGTCTTTCAGGGATGTTTCTTTGGCACATCATCTTGCGTGTGCTGTTTCTGAGAGATACAGTGTCCCTGTTTCTCCTTTTCTTTTCTCTTACATATATTCAGCTGTTTCACACATTGAAAACCTTTTTTATTCTTTACCATCAGACAAACATCAGTCTGGTGTAAATTTTATTTTAGATTAATCTATATATTCGTATTTATTCTTTGACTTTGTAAGTTTTTCTTGTTCCC